ATCATGGGATACAGCTTTTATGAAGAATCAAAGAGCTGACTTCTCTGCTTGCACAACGTGGGGTGTTTTTTACATGGAAGATGATGATGGTCTGCTAGCACCTAATCTTATATTGTTAGATGCGTATCAAGAAAGACTAGAGTTTCCTGAGTTGAAGAAAATGGCTATGGAGAAATACAGAGCCTATACACCTGATGCGTTTATAGTAGAAGCTAAAGCAGCAGGTATGCCTTTGATCTTTGAGTTAAGGGCAATGGGTATTCCCGTACAAGAATACACTCCAAGCAGAGGTAACGATAAGATATCAAGAGTAAATGCAGTATCTGATCTATTTGCTTCAGGAGTAATTTGGGCTCCAGAAACCCGTTGGGCTGAAGAGACAATAGAACAATTTGCTGGATTTCCAAATATGGAGCATGATGATTTAGTTGATAGCACTACGCAAGCTCTGTTAAGATTCAGACAAGGTGGTTTTGTTTCATTGCATTCTGACGAAGAAGATGAACCTTTGGAACATAATCGTACTGCAAATTATTATTAGGATATTAAATGGCAATAGAAAGACAACCAGCTACACCTGTAGATGGTCTTATAGAACAAGACCCAGAGGAAGCTGATATAAGTATCGCAATAGAAAACCCTGATTCAGTTGCTATTGAGACTGATGATGGTGGCATGATCATTGACTTTGATCCTAATGCAATACCTGTGGGTGACGAAGGATTTGATTCTAACTTAGCTGATTTCATGGATGATGATGTCCTAATGGAATTAGGTAACGAATTAGTAAGTGCTTATAACGGAGATAAAGAATCTCGTGCTGATTGGGAAGAGACTTACACAAAAGGATTAGATCAACTAGGACTAAAGATAGAAGAAAGAACACAACCTTGGGCAGGTGCTTGTGGAGTATTTCACCCAATGCTCTCAGAAGCAGTAATACGTTTCCAGTCACAATCAATAACCGAAATGTTTCCTGCTCAAGGTCCTGTTAAAACTAAGATAGTTGGCAAAATAACTGAAGCAAAAGAAAAACAAGCGAGAAGAGTACAAGACTATTTAAATTACTTACTGACATATGAGATGTCAGAATACAGAACTGAAACAGAAAAGATGTTGTTTTCATTGCCTTTGGCTGGTTCAGCTTTTCGTAAAGTTTACTTTGATCCTAGCTTAGATAGACCCAGTTCTATATTTGTACCCGCAGAAGATGTTGTAGTTAATTATGGTGCAAGTGATCTAGAGACTTGTGAACGTGCTACCCACGTTATGCGTAAGTCTTCTAATACAATCAGAAAGATGCAAGTCAATGGGTTTTACAGAGATGTAGAATTACCTGCTGGTTCACAAAACTTATCTGATATTACTAAAAAATATAATGATATTACTGGTGAACAAGATACTTATAACTACGATCAGAGTCATACTATTTTAGAAATGCAGGTTGATTTAGACCTACAAGGGTTTGAAGATACTAACGATTTAAATGAACAAACAGGTATAGCTATACCTTACGTTGTAACAATAGATTACCCAAGTGGAATTATTTTAAGTATTCGTAGGAACTACTACGAAGATGATCCTAATAAACTTAGAAGAATGCACTTTGTACACTATCAGTATTTACCAGGTTTAGGATTTTATGGCTTTGGTTTGATACACATGGTAGGCGGTTTAGCTAAATCTGCTACATCCATACTTAGACAACTTGTGGATGCAGGAACATTATCTAATCTCCCTGGTGGACTTAAAGCGAGAGGACTCCGTATAAAAGGTGATGATACCCCAATCATGCCTGGAGAATTTAGAGATGTAGATGTTCCAGGTGGTGCTATCAGAGACAACATAACCTTTTTACCATACAAAGAACCATCTGGAACTCTTTATCAGTTATTACAAAACATTGTGGAAGAGGGAAGAAGATTTGCCAGTATATCTGATATGAAGATATCTGATATGAATAATCAAGCTCCAGTAGGAACAACACTTGCATTACTTGAAAGAAACCAAAAGGTAATGAGTGCTGTACAAGCTAGACTTCATGCTTCTATGAGAAAAGAGTTTGATATATTAGTGGGTATAGTAAAAGACTTTACTGAACCTGCGTATCCATATGAAATGGATGAAGAAGAATTTATTAAAGGGTCAGACTTTGATAACAGAGTAGACATATTACCTGTATCTGATCCTAATGCAGCAACAATGGCTCAAAGGATTATGCAATACCAAGCTGCTATGCAATTGGCACAATCATCTCCTGAGATGTATAACTTGCCCGAACTGCACAGACAAATGCTTGAAGTATTAGGCATAGAAGATGTAGATGCTATTGTTCCTGATGAAGATGACATTAAAGCCGTTGATCCAGTAACAGCAGTACAGAATTTAATTAATGGTAAACCTGTTAAAGCGTTTATTGAACAAGATCACGAAGCACATATTGCTACAGTAGCAGCAGCTCAACAAAATCCTGAAATAATGGAAATAGTTCAACAAAGCCCTAAAGCTCCTACTATTCTTGCAGCAGCTTCTGATTATGTTAATCAGCATCTCACTATGCAATATCGTAAAGAAATAGAAAAAGAGATGGGTGTTGAGTTACCTCCTGAAGGTGAACCATTACCAGCAGATGTTGAAAAGCGTATATCAGCCCTTGTAGCTGAAGCTGCTCAAAGAGTCTTAGGAACATCTCAACAAAGAGCTGAACAGGAAAGAATAGAACAACAAAGACAAGACCCACTTATTCAAATGAAAGAAAGAGAAGTGGCTATAAAAGAAGGTGAACTTCAACGTAAAGCTCAAGAGGGTCAAGCCAAGTTACAACTAGAAGCTGCTAAAGCTGCTAATAGAGATCAGATAGAACGTGAGAGAATATCAAAACAATCTGAAATAGCTGGTGCTAGAATAGGACAGCAGATTGCTAGCGATTTGCTAGAAAATGAACAGGATAATAAAAAACAAGAACTAGAAGAATATAAACTGGGTCTTGACATGGCAAAAGATTTCGTGAAAGATATCAATACGAATGAGTAATGATATCACACAGCTATCACTTTCAGAGCATCTGAAAATAAAGCTGCGTAGTATGATGAACGAACACGCTGATCATATAGCTTCAGGTGCTTGTAAGAACTTTGACGAGTATCAGAAGATGACTGGCATAATCGAGGGATTAGCCCTTGCAGAACGAGAACTGTTAGATTATATCGAAAGAGTTCTCACAGAATAGGAACTCGACTCCTTAAAGTCGTGCAAAAAAAATGAGTAAAGCAGAAGTAAAAATACCAGAACCCGAAAGTGTAAAAACTCCTGAAATAGACAAAGATGCTAAGTCTCAATTACCAGAACCTACAGGTTGGAGAATATTAGTAGCTATGCCTAGAGCAGAAGAAAAAACTGATGGAGGTATTGTTAAAGCTACCCAAACTATCAAAGACGAAGAAGTAAGTAATATTTGCGGATACGTTATGAAGTTAGGACCTGAGTGTTACAACGACACCAAAAGATTTCCGAGTGGACCTTGGTGTAAAGTTGGCGATTGGGTAGTGTTTCGTGGTTACTCAGGCACTCGCATGAAAATGTATGGACAAGAGTTTCGCTTAATTAATGACGATACTGTGGAAGCAGTAGTTGATGATCCAACAGGAGTAGTTAGAGCATGAGTGAAACAGAAATCATAAATGAAGAACCAGTAATAGAGGAAAGTGTTAAACAGTCTGAAGAAGATAAATTCTTTGGTAAACAAACACAAATTGATAACACTATACCTGAAGGATTAGAAGTAGAAGTTATTGACGATACTCCACAAGAGGATCGTAGACCAGCAAAAGAAGAGACTACATCTGAAGTACCTGATGTTGATGATGAAACTTTAGATAAAGAAATATCTGATTATAGTGAAAGAGCTGGTAAAAGAATTGCTCAAATTAAATATGAGTATCATGAAGAACGTAGAGCTAAAGAAGCTGCTACAAGAGAATCACAAGAAGCTGTAAAACGCTTACAAACTTTGATGTCAGAAAACCAAAGGCTACAAGCTATGGTAGATCAAGGTGGACAAGTTTTAAATAAACAGGCACATAACAATGCTTTGTGGGCTAAGAAAAATGCACAAGCTGCTTTTCAAAAAGCTTACGAAGAAGGTAATGCTGAAGATATGACAAAAGCACAAGAGCTGCTGTCAAAAGCTACGTTAGCTGAACAACAATCAGCTAATATGGCACAAAACCTTCAACAACAAATAGCTCAAAATTTACCACCGCAGGAAATACAACCTGCACAGCCTGATCCAGATATGCAAGCATGGGCACAAAAAAATCCTTGGTTTATGGGTAGTGAACCTGTACACAAAGAGATGACATCTTATGCAATGTATGTAGATCAAAGTTTACAAGCTAAAGGGATTGACCCTGCTGCTAAGTCACAAGAATATTATGATGAAGTTGATAAAGCTATGCGTAATCAATTTCCAACCTTTTTCGGTGCACCTTCACAAGAAGAGGTAGAAGTACCTCAAGAAGAAGCACCAAAACGACAACCTTCAACAGTTGTTGCATCCGCAACGAGGGATAGCGGTAACAAAAAACCTTCGCAAATACGATTGACTCAGACACAAGTTAAGCTAGCTCGCCAACTTGGAATTAGTCCAGAGCAATACGCAAATCAATTATTAAAGGAGGCTTAAATGTCAGAAGAAAATAATAACACTAATGAAGTGGAGGCAGTTTCTACTGATACTCCTGTAAACCAAGAGCGTACCCCGAGGGGAACAGATAGCCGAGAGGCTACCCAACACACTCAAAGTTGGGAAAATGTGTCAAACCTTCCTACACCCAATCCACAAGAAGGCTGGGTATTTAGGTATATCAGAACATCCCTTTTAGGACAGTCTGATAATCCTAATGTATCAAGACGCTTTCGTGAGGGATGGATACCATGTGAATTGCAAGATCATCCTGAGTTGCAAATTCATATGATGGATCATGGCTCAGAGTGGGCAAAAAAAGGTAATGTAGAAATAGGTGGACAATTATTGTGCAAAATGCCAGCAGAAAAAGCGAAAGCCAGAGATGAACACTTTGCTAACTTAGCTAAGTCTCAACTTGAATCTGTTGACAATGTGTACTTTAAAGATCAGGACAATAGAATGGCGACCAAACAAGTGTTTGAGCGTAATTCTAAAACAACTTTTGGTAAAGATTCTTAGGAGTCTTTAATAATTAATTTAATATAAGGAGACAATTATGTCATCTAGTGCAACTCCTCACGGAGCTAGACCTGTTGGAACAATTGTTGGAAGCCCTTATCAAGGAAAAGTTACACATTACAAAATTAAAAATGCGTATGGAACTTCTATATTCTATGGTGATTTTGTAAAGTGGGGTGACGATAACCCTAATACTACTATCCAAAAGGATACTGGTACTACAGCTTGTACACCTATAGGTGTTTTCCTTGGTTGTGCTTACACAGACCCAACTACAGGTCAATTCACACCTAATCAATATTACCCAGCTTCAACTGCTGCGGATGATATTGTTGCGTATGTTGCTACAGACCCATTCATACTTATGCAAATGCAATGTGATGGTGCAGCTGACCAAGACGACCTTGGTAAGAACTGTGCTGTTGTGCAAACTGCTGGAAGTACAGCAATTGGTACTAGCAAAAATTCGGTTGATATATCTACTGTAGCAACCACTAACACACTACCATTAAAGATCGTTGACTTTGTTGATGGTCCAGATAGTGCAGTTGGTGATTCTTACACAGATGTATTAGTAATGTTTAACGTAGGGCATCAATTGCTCAACACAACAGGTATTGGTTAAGGAGTACAATTATGGCAGCTATATCAAGAGCTAATGAGCTCAAGCAGCTTCTTCCAGGACTTAATGCCCTGTTTGGAGAGGAATACAATAACTACGAGAATGAGCATGAAGAAATTTATGTAACTGAGAATTCTGAAAGATCGTTTGAGGAAGAACTCAAGTTATCAGGTTTCGGAGCTGCTCCAGTAAAAGATGAAGGTTCAGCTATCAATTATGATACTGCACAAGAGTCTTTTGTAGCTCGTTACACACACGAAACAATTG